AAGGAGCAGACGATGAGTAAATATTACATAGACGCAGAGTTTGAGATAAAACACTACGCATCTATGACTTTAGACCCGACTCCCGATGTAACGGAACAGGATCGGCGGGACAGTTTGATAATCTTGACTGCGCTACGGATGGCAAAGAGAGTCACAACCAAAGAAGTCAAATACTTCGATGAGGACGAAAAGGTATGGAAGATTGGAGAGGTGATCGTTAGTGATTCGGAAAAACCGAACAACTCGGAAAGGAGTAGCGAATGACATACCTTGAATCATACAGATTGCTCCCGACAGTTGATGACATTAAATCAAGGGCGATTGATGACACAAAGGTAGCTATGGTATTAGGGAACAACCCTGACCGCATCAAGGCAATAGAGGATGCTATGAATAAGGCAATAGCGGAAAGGAGCGAGTAGATGAGGAAAGGTGACATCGTAGTTAATCCGTGGGTATCGACTTACTTTAACGGAGAACTGAATCCGAACTACGCAACTATATATCTCGGTGACAATAAGAGCCTTGACTATACAGGCAGAGTATGCGAGTGGGCAGACAAGATTTACAAAGACAATCCCGAACGAGAAACTCCGTGGAAAGTTATAGGTCACATAGACTTGTACGGCATTGCGGAACTTGCAATTAGAGATGCCGTATTTACAGAAGAGATAGACGATACTCTGTAGACAGACTGCGCATGGAGGGAACCGAATGAAGCTGACACCTAAAGAACAAGAGATATGCAAAGAGTACGGTAAGCGTGGCAAAGATGGCAAGGTTCGCTGTCACGAATGTCCGTTGAACATCTGCAACAATTACATTCAAGGGCTTGAATGTTATGCAACTATAGACGGGAGAACATCAGAAGCAAAGACACTAAAAAGGTATGAGTAAGTACACAGAAGATAAGGAACGCATCGACAAGATCACCGAGCTGATAGCACATCAGGAGCCCGTCAAGGAATGGGTCTGTATCTACTGGCTCGCTGTCGCTGTCGGACATTTACTCGAATGGGTAGTAAAAAGAACATCGTGAGAGGTGTAGGAATGAACGAGTTAAAGGTAGGTGATACGATCTGCTGCCACGATTACTCAGACATGAGGGACGTGCAGCACACTCTATTGGAACAGGGATACAAGGTGACCATTGACGTAGGCTACATAGTTAGGATCACGTCCGTGCCTGATCAGGATTTGACCGAGCAGGACGGTTGGGTTACATGGAGACAGTAAGTTGAAAGCAAAGGAATATCTTAGGCAGTACGAAGAACTTAATAGGATAGCAGAGCAACACAGAGAAGAGTACCAGATCGAGACAGAGAAGATAGACGCTATCGGTTCAACTCTTGCCGGAGAGCCTGGCATGCCACACGGCACTGGAATCTCACGCAAGACAGAGGACAAGGCTATCAGACTGGCAGACAAGGCGATGACCTGGAAGATGGCAGAGCTTGATGCACTCGAGAAGAGGCAGGAGATATACGGGCTGATCTCACAGGTCAAGGGCATCGAGGGGGATGTCCTGTATCAGAGATACATCATGCTTCGGAAGTGGGAGGAGATTTGTATACTCATACACTACTCATGGAACGGAACACATCAGGCACACAGACGGGCTCTCGCTATCGTGCAGGGACTACTGGATAATCGGGTATAGAATGGTACACATATATTGCTTATTATGATATTGGGGATAAACCCATTGGAGAATTGTTTTCTTTCATTCTTTCAGAACCCTTTAACAATATCTGAGTTTAACCACATTAGGCCGGCGCAAGTCGGTCTTTTGTGTTGGTGATAAATATGGCAAGGGACTTTGCTCGGAGCTTCTACAGTTCCAAGACATGGCAAGACTGCCGTGCTGAATACATGAAACAAGCGCATTACTTATGCGAGAACTGTATGCGCCGTGGAATCTACAAGCCGGGCGTGATCGTGCATCACCTCGAAGAGCTGACACCGGCAAACATTCACAGACCTGAGGTGACGCTGAACTTCAAGAACCTTGAGCTGCTATGCCGTGACTGTCATGCAGAGGTGCACAACGAACGAGCGAAGGGGATGAGGTATGTGTTCGGAGAAAACGGAGAAATAATTTTGAAGTGATCCCCCCCTATGCTCGGAGAAACAGGCGCTGGCAATAGACCGGCGTGTGAACCTTGATTTTACAAAAAGCGAGAGCGACTTGCTCAAACATACACAAATATGGCTGGAGATAACTGGATTTACAAATATTATCAGGATATCAAGAGCGAGAAGGTCGTTGTCGGTCGATGGATCAAGCTCGTTTATGAGTACATTATCCACGGATTAGAGAATAAAGAGCTTTTCTTTGATCAAGGCAAGGCGAACGCAGCCATTGAATACTTCGAGACGCGAGTATTCCACACAGAAGGACCGCTTGCTCCAAGTTCTGTCGGGCTTGAGACATGGCAGAAGGCGTTTCTGTCGTGTGTATATGGGATAGTAGATGACAAAGGTCTTCGACAGTTCCGCGAGGTCGTGTTGGTAGTCGCCAGGAAGAACGGCAAGACGAAGATCGGGTCCGGCATGGGTAAATATACATGGGAACTCGAAGGCGGTTTCGGCGCGAGAGTGTTCTGTATCGCTCCGAAGCTGGAACAGGCCGACCTTGTTTACAATGACATCTGGACGATGGAACAACTGGATCCTGAATGGCAGGAACTGAAAGAGCGTCTGTCGGAGAAGGACGAGCACAACAAGAAGTTGTATGACGACTCGATGCTCGCAAGACACAGGCAGTCAGATCTGGCTATTCCCGGAACGAACTGCACGGTCAAGAAGATCGCATTCAGTTCCAAGAAGTCGGACGGCTTCAACCCGAGCCTCTGCATCTGCGATGAGGTCGCAGCGTGGCAAGGCGACGCAGGGCTCAAACAATACGAGGTAATGAAGTCCGCAATGGGAGCAAGGCCGGAAGGTCTGATGCTGTCGTGCACAACTTCAGGATATATAAACGACGGAATATATGACGAGCTGATCAAGAGGTCAACTCGTTTTTTAATGGGGGACAGCAAGGAAAAGAAGCTCCTGCCGTTCCTGTACATGATAGATGATGTCGACAAGTGGAACGACATCAACGAGCTCAGGAAGGCGAACCCGAATCTTGGTGTTTCGGTGTCTGTCGACTATATGCTCGAAGAGATCGCAATAGCGGAAGGGTCTCTGTCCAAGAAGGCGGAGTTCCTGACTAAGTATTGCAACATCAAACAGAACAGTTCGCTGGCATGGTTGCCGGCTCAGACTGTGACATCCATAAGTGGCGACCCGCTACGGCTCGAAGACTTCCGCGGGTGCTATTGCGTGGTCGGCCTCGACCTGTCACAGACAACAGACCTGACCGCTGCTGTAGCGGTTATTGAAAAAGAGGGGTGGCTGAACGTGGTCGCCCATTTTTGGATGCCGGCAGAGAAAATCGAGACGAGAATGGCCGAAGACGGAGTGCCGTATTGGGAATTTGTAAAACGCGGATTCCTGTCACTCTCAGGCGAGAATTTCGTCGATTACAGCGATGTTTATGAGTGGGTCACACGATTAATCAGTGAGCACGAAATCTATCCTCTGAAGGTCGGATATGACCGTTACAGCTCACAGTATCTGGTCAAGGACTTAGAGGGTGCTGGCTTCCAGTGTGACGACGTATATCAGGGGGACAATCTGTGGCCGGTGCTTCAGGAGATGGAGGGTCTGATCAAAGACAAGCGGATCCGCATCGGTGACAACGACCTGCTGAAGTCGCATCTGCTGAACGCAGCCGTAAAAATGAGCATTGAGCGAGGCCGTGGCCGTCTCGTCAAGATAAATCAGAGAGCACGAATTGACGGAGTCGCTGCTCTCGCAGACGCAATGACAGTCCGTCAGAAGTGGTATTCGGAGATTGGGTACCAACTCCAGAACGAGGGATAACATATGAGCTTATTTGACAGCATATTCAGGCCGAACAAAGCAAAGGAATCGCAGGAGGCTTTGTCTTCGGCGCAGACATTGTTTCAGACTCTGACCGCATATCAGCCGGCGTTTACAACGTGGGGCGGAGCTGTATACGAGAGTGAGATCGTGAGGGCAGCAATCGATGCCAGAGCAAGGCACATCAGCAAGCTGAAGGTCGAAGTCATGGGGACTGCTAATAAGAACCTTCAGACGAAGCTGAGACTGGGGCCGAACGAGTGGCAGACATGGTCGCAGTTCCTGTACCGAACCAGCACGATACTGGATGTCAACAACACGGTCTGCATCGTTCCTGTATTCGATGAGCGCATGGTGATCACCGGAGTTTTTCCAGTGCTTCCTGTCAGATGCTCACTGATCGAGTATAAGGGCGAGCTTTGGCTGAGATATCAGTTTGCATCCGGCCAGATCGGGGCTGTTGAGTTCCGAAAGTGTGCGGTCCTGACAAAGCATCAGTACAAGGACGATTTCTTCGGTTCCTCAAATTATCCGCTGAATGAGACCATGTCTTTGATGCACATTCAGAATCAGGGCATCGAGGAAGGCGTCAAGAATGCAGCTACATTCCGCTTTATGGCTCAGTTAGCAAACTTTGCAAAACCGGAAGACCTTGCAAAAGAGAGGGCGAGATTCACAAAGGAAAACCTGTCGACAGAATCCGAGTCGGGTGGGTTCCTGCTTTTCCCGAACACGTACAAAGACATCCGGCAGATCGATGTCAAACCTTATTCGATAAATGCAGATCAGATGGCTCAGATCAGGGAGAACGTCTTCAACTATTTCGGGGTGAACGAAGATGTACTACAGAACAAGGCTAAAGGCGAAGAGCTTGAAGCCTTTTTTGATGGCGCGATCGAGCCATTCGCGATCCAGTTCAGTGAGGCTGTGACAAAGATGCTGTTCACAGAACGGGAACGTTCTCAGGGCTCGCATCTGATGGCTAACGCGAACAGACTTCAGTACATGAGCGTTACGCAGAAGGTTCAGATGGCAAAGGAACTCGGAGACAGAGGCGCGATCCTGATCGATGAGATAAGAGAGCTGTTCAATTACGAACCTCTGCCGAACGGGGCAGGGCAAGTTGCTCCAATACGAGGCGAATACAAAGCAACAGAAGAACTTGGAGGAAACGAAGATGCCAACGAAGAGTGATAGAGAATACAGAAATATGACTATGGAGATCCGCAAGGTCGAAGAGACCGAGCAGGAAGGAATGATAGTCAGAGGATACGCGAGCACATTCAATGAGCCGTACACACTGTACGAAGACGACGAGTGGAGACTCGACGAGGTCGTGGATGCAAACGCATTTGCAGGTACCGACATGAGCGATGTCATCATGCAGTACGACCATGAAGGACGCGTATTCGCAAGAATAAGCAACAATACTCTCACAGTCACACCTGACGAGAGAGGGCTGTTGATAGAGGCTGATCTTGGTGGAACTGAGCTGGGACGCCAGCTGTACGAGGAAATCAAGGGAGGCTATACGAACAAGATGAGCTTCGGCTTCACAGTAGACGCTGACGAAATCAAGGACTCAAAGTCTGAAGATGGAAAACAGCTCACAACGAGGACGATTACATCGGTTCGTAAGTTGTACGACGTTTCTGCTGTTTCATTACCGGCCAATGACGCTACATCGATAAGCGTCAGAAGTCTGACCGACGGAGAGATCGAGCGGATTCGAGCGGAGCGACTCGAAGCAGAGGCACTGGAACTGAGAAGACGCAAAATCAAGGCTAAGGCCGAACTTTTAGGAGGTCAGAAATGACAAGAGAAGAAATCATGGCTCTCGACATCGAGCAGATCGAGGCTCGTTCCGCCGAGCTTGCTGTAGAGATCGACAATGCTGCCGACAACGCAGCTATGGATGCGATCCAGGACGAACTGACAGCAATCGAGGAGCGCAGAGCACAGATCAAGGTTGAAATCGAAGAGCGCAAGGCAAACATCGCTGACGTCATAAAAGGCGAAGGCGAAGTCGTTGAAGAAATCAAGGAAGAAAGGAACACAAAAGAAATGTTCGGAATCGACACAAAAGAATACAGAGATGCTTTCATGGCAAATCTCGTAGGCAGAGCAACTGTTGAGCAGAGAGCAATTCTTGCTGACAACACAAATTACGGCGATGGTCTCGCACTTCCTGTTGGACTGGATAGAGATATCTGGGATCAGGTAACTGAGGCACATCCAATCCTCGCAGATGTTGAGGTCCT